TTTTTTCACCATCTATTCTTCCTGCTGGTTCTGCTTCAGCATAATAGTCTCTGTGTTGATAGCCTTCGTAATCAGCACCTGATCCAGGACTACCATTGATCTCTAATAGATATGGTTTGTTTTTAAATATGATATGATCTACACCAACCATATAAGCTCTGGATACTCTAGCTGCTTTTAATACTAATTCTTTTTCTTCATCATTCAATATATATGGTGACGCCTCTGCGCCTCTGTGTGTGTTTGATCTAAAGTCAAAACTACTGTGAGTTCTTTTTGTACTAGCAAAAATTTTATTATCTACTACAAACGTTCTTATGTCAAAATCACTAGGCATATATTCTTGTATTAGAAGTTCTGCTTTTAATTTCCACATCGCTTGTACAGTTGCCACAAGGCCTTCGTAACTTTCTATTTTGATTACTCCTACACCTTGTGTTCCTGTTAGTGTCTTTAAGATGATAGGGAATTTTCCACCAATCATATCTAAGCCACTTTTGATATTGTTCTCGTTTGAAATAAATGCTGTTTTAGGCATTGGTAATCCAAACTTCTCAAATAATAATGCTGTTGTTAGTTTGTTATCACAAGTTAGCATTGAAGCTCTTGTGTTCATCATAAATGCTTGTGAGTTTTGAAATGATGATATCAATGAAAGACCTGCTTCATTTTCAAGTGCGCCAGCTCTAACTATACAACAAGTGTCTCTACCAACGAAAGTATGCTCACCTTGATTACCGTCATAGTTATAAACAGTAAGTGTTCCTTTGTCTTCGTCTTTAGCTGTGATGATCGTTGAGTTTGTATTTACAATGATACACTTAATACCTTTTTTCTTACACGCCTTTTGTATAAGATCAGCAGTAGTGTTTTCTTTAGGGTCTTTTGAGTTAGCCACAGTTACCATAGCAACCGTGATCGCTTTATCTCTACGACCTATATCTGTTTCTGTAATAAACTCTTTAAACTTGGGTACTTGCATTGTTAGTATTATCCTTAGGTTCCACTTTTTTCCCTATATTATATTTCGCTGATAGGTTCCACTCTTTCTTTTCCTTAAAAGGTAATACTTTGATTTGTGATAATGGAGCTTTGTCTTCCGACTTTGCTTTGTCCACTATGTCGATTAAATTCCAATCTTGTAATAAGATAGAGATTGTGTTTCTTCTTTGAATATCGTTTTGGGTTAAAGTTGCTTTCTTACCATCTAATGCAAATAGTTCTTTAAAATGTGTTATGAAATACTTACCTTGTTTGTGTAATATGTGACAACTTTGGAATAGTGTCTTGTCTTTTCTACTTGCAACACCTATTCTAGTTAAAGTCTCTCTGATCTTTAAAAAGTCATCTGGTTGCTTGATGGTAACTTCTAACATGCTGTCAGCAGTCCAATTAATTTCTTCTTCGCTCATTTTGTTCTCCCACCCTTTAAAAGGCTAATTTTAATTAATTCAATTTGATCTTCAGTAAGTATATTAAGAGCGTCTTTTGCCTTCTCATTACTATAACCATAATACTCTTTTACATACTCTAAATTCTTCAACTTGGCTTGTGATAACCACTTGCCACCAAATCGCTTCTTTTTTCTAATACTATTTATGTAAAAATTAAACTGGACTTTCTTATCTAAAAAGTGATACCCATTCATTTCGTTTGCTTGAGCAATACAATCGTAATGAACGGACATACATTTGTTTATAACGAAAGGAGGGTACTTCTTTTCCCATGTTTCGTCTTCCGTATCTAATAGTTTTTCTTTGCTGAAATTGATCGCATTAAGATAGTCTCTCAATTCATACATAATATAAAGTTCTTTCTATAATTTTCTTTTATTCTTACTGCCTCTCATATAGTGTTCACCTGGTTCGTAATCCCAACGCATACCATGATGTCCTCTTATGTCCGCATAGAACATTCTCAATTTAACTATCAATGTCCGTAATATCGTTCTTTTTGCCATTTCTCGTATAACTCCCTTTACCTTTTTTTGGTTTCACTACACTAGGTTTAAACTTCGGAGTTCTTACTTCTTTGGCAACAGGATTGGTTTTGAATATTCTATCCCAACTTTCCCTGTACTTGTCATTTGATAATCTACTTCTACCGTCCCACTTACCTGGCATAATGTTCTCGTATTCTTCTATTTAGTTTATTTAAATTTACAACCCGCCATTATCTCTGTTAAACAAGCGACCATATTGATCTCTTGGTCAGCGACAAACGCAGACTTGTATTGATAACCAGCGATAATCAATATCGCTTGTGGTACCGACTTCGCATCTAAAGAGGTATATAACGTCTCATACAACGTCTTAAACAAGGAGGAAGCCTCTTTGTCTAGGTTTTGTACCACCCATTTTCTCATGTCATTAAAACGTTTATCTTTAAGAAGTGTAACTAGTTCTTTGGTATTCGCCTCACCTAGATTGAATAATATACCACTATCAATTTTACCCCTTACGGAATATCTTTGTAGTTCGTTTATTGTTCTTCTAAAGTCAGGATAGTATTTTTGTATTAACTCTGCTAATACTTTCTTATCAAACTCTATATTTTGATCTTTAAGTACACCCTCTAGTCTGGCTAGAAAGGCAGTAGCAGTTTTAACTCTTTGACCATTTACAATCTTAAAATCAATAACAGTACATCTACTGTGTAGAGCTGGTATGATTTTGTTTTTGTAATTACAAGTAAAGATAAAACGACAATTCTTATAAAAGGTTTCTATAAAATTACGAAGCGCTGGTTGAACACTATCAGCATTCATATAATCAGCCTCGTCTATTATAACAACTTTATGATTGGCGTCTTCAGTAAGAGAAACAGTAGAGGCAAAGTTTTTGATTTTACTTCTTACTGTATCAATTTGCCTACCTTCATCGGAACCATTAATGATGATATAATCAGCACCTAGTTCTTCACATAAAGCTCTAGCGACAGTAGTCTTACCTGTTCCAGCGCTTCCTGATAAAAGTAGATTTGGTATTTCTTTTTGTTTTAGAAATTCAGTAAATGTATTCTTTAAGTCTTCACTTAATATACAATCACTTATCTTCTTTGGTCGATATTGCTCGACCCATAAAAAATCAGACATTTAAAACCTACCTTAAAATTCAGAGTCAGGTTCTAATGCTATCCAATATTGTACAGCTTTGTTTCTGTTTACAAAATGAGAAATCTTCGCTTTTGAAATCGCAACATCATAATCATCAACAATCTGTTTAAAGTTTTCTGTTCTAAAGTAAGCAGTAAACTTCTTATCTGTTTCGCCTACATCAATAGAGTATGCGTTAGATGATTTGTTTTTCTTATCAGTTGCAATCATTTTAACTGTCTTACCGTCACCTGTTACAGCAACATCTGGTAGATTTAAGGTAGTTGTACCTTTCATTAATCTAGCAAAGTCATCTTTCTTTAAAGTAAATGTAACATGTTTATCTGGCATGTTGATACCTTTACTTGGAGATACGATAACTGATTTGTCAGCAAAGAAGTATTTAATTGATTGTGATGCTTGTGATATATTAACATTAGTACCACCGTTAAATTTAAGTTCTGGTTTTTCAAATAGTTCAACCGATCTTAAAAACTCTGGTAAATCGTATATCGCAAACTCGTCTTCAAACTTTTCACTTACCTCAGCCTCTGCCAAGATGTTTTTCATAGTAGAAATAGTTTGTATTTTGTTTCCCGGTTTAACCAAAATGTTTTGATTAATATCCGAAAAGTTTTTTAGCACATTAATTGTGTCGCTTGTTAGGTTCATTGTTCACTCCTTTTCATAATTTAATATAATATAATTGTATCATAGTTTAGTTTAATTGTCAACCCTAGTTGTTCTTCCCTAGTTCTAACCAATGTAGTACGTTCTCAGGTGAAGACTCACCATATGGGTCTCCATCAAAGTTATCTGACTTACCAGGTTCTTCAAAGACTTTGTTTATAATGCCATCATCAACTATCATAGCATATCTCCAAGATCGGTAACCAAATCCTATTGCGTCTTTTTTGACGAGCATACCCATTTGTCTAGTAAACTCACCAGACCCATCAGGTATTACTTTAACATTTTTTATCTTCTCGTTATTCGCCCAAGCGTTCATAACAAAAGAATCGTTTACCGATATACAGTAAATCTCATCTATAAAATGTTTTTTAAATTCTTTTTGTAGATTATCATAACCAGGTAACTGTTGTGATGTACAAGTAGGTGTAAAGGCTCCTGGTAAACTAAACAATACTACTTTTTTACCTTTGAAAAGATCATCAGTAGTTTTAGTAACCCATTTGCCATTTTCAAATGTACAACCACCGTCTTCTCCTATATCGCCTTCTCTTATCTTAAATTCAATTTTTGGTAACATAATATCCTCTTTATTTATTTTAATC